TTTCATAGCTTCATTATTACCTCCATTGTCAGGATGATATTTTTTACTCATTTTATAATATAATCTTTTAATTAATTTAAGATCATTTAAATCGGCAGTTATCGAGTTTAAATGTTCAGTAATATAATTTTTTAAATGAAAATTTATACTTTCTGAATTTTCTAATAACCAAATTAAATAATTAGGGTCAATGTCCTCAATTAAATAATTTTTGTATTTACCAAATGGCATTCTCATAAAATAAAAAACCCTGATTGGATAAATGACTGACCTAATTATAATAATTAGCATTCATCCGCACAGGGAAATATGTTTAGTAATTCGCCTTTAGTCAGTTTAAAGGTTTGCAATATTTTTAAAGAACTTTGACAAATATATAAATATTTTATACATTTGTGCAAATATATTTATTAACAATGAAAAATTTAATAACAATCAGCGACTATGCTAAACTTAAAGATGTGCATCCAACAAATGTACATTATTGGATTAAAAAAAAATATCTTACTGTTCAAATAGTAGGAGGTAAAAAGTTTATTGATAAAAGATTAGTTCCAATAAAAGTAATGAAATGACACCAAAAAAACAACTCATTGAATTATGGCGAGAGTCATTACCTGAAAGATTTAAAGATATGCTACCAAGAAAATACACAGACAAAACAGCTAACGGATTAACCAAGATGATTATTGACTGGATAAAATATAATGGCGGTCAAGCTGAGAGGATAAGCACCACAGGGCGTTATATCGTTGCTCAGAAACGATGGATTAAAGGCAGCGGAACAAAAGGCAGTGCGGATATTAGTGCCACTATTAAAGGTCGCAGCGTGAAGATTGAAGTAAAGATAGGTAAGGATAAGATGTCTGAGGACCAAGTGAAATACCAAGAAGCCATTGAAAAAGCTGGAGGGATATATTATATAGCCAAAGACTTCGATTCGTTTTATGAATGGTATAACTTAAATTTTAAATAACATGCCACATTTAGACCAATATATTAAGGAGCAAATACTCAGAGAAATTCCAGCTTCAAGCAACGAAACGCTTTCAGTATGGGCTAAAGTATATGCATATGATGCTGACATACGTGAGGCCATAATAAAGGAATACTACATTAGGCAGATAGCTTAAAATTATTCATTTGATTATCAAACACTTAAACTATTTAACATTTTAGTATTGTAACCATGTGTGTAAAAGAGCGTATATTTGTGTATTAATTAAAACAAACAACATGAAAGCAACAGATTTAAAAATTAATCTTTTTGGTAAAGAAAGTATAGTAACAATTCAAATTTATGATATGTGCGTTATTATTTCAACAAATATCGATAATTACAAGCGTTCAACTTCTTACTCGTCAATTGAAGAAGCAATTAAAAATACAACGTTAAATCCAGTTCGTGAATTTTTAAAATCAATCTAAATAGAAAAAGGGGGTGCGCATCTTCAACGCACATAAACAAATAACACAATATGTATAACACAAAAAGTAACACAGAAAAACAACTAATCCTTAACAATGTCTTAGGCGAATTGATGATTAGAAAATCTTTAATCGAGCCATTCGATAAAGAACGTGCTGAAATGTACGAGGAAGAAATTTACCAACTTAAACAACTACTAAATGAAAAAACAAATCAAACGCAACGAGGTCAGAGTATCGGACATACCTCAAACATTATTCGAGAAGCTTAAAAAAGACGCTAGAAATAATGAACGCTCACAATGCAAACAAATTATTTACATTTTAAAACAATATTATGGAGAATACATGGTATGAAAACACAATGTTATTCAACAGCAGAGGTCAATATGATCCATCCGGTGATGATTACGATGAACCATACGAAACAACTTTTGTAAAATGTGGTACGTGCGGTTATTATTTACATCCTAAGTATGGAGTAATAGACCAAAAATTAAACGAGTTCTTTTGTAACGAGTGCGAAACAGAATATCAAAAACATCATAAAAACGATTAACAATGTCAACAACACAACTAACAACAAAACAATTCTTCCAGCGTGAAGATGTCAAATCCAAGTTCACAGAGTTACTTGGTACTAGAACTAACCAATTTATGACTTCGCTTTTGTCGATAGTCAATAACAACAGTTACCTAAAAAACGCTTCACCTGAGAGCATTTATTCGGCTGCTATGATGGCGGCTTCGCTTGACCTTCCAGTTTCTCCTTCATTAGGATTTTCATATATTGTTCCTTATTCAGGACAAGCGCAGTTCCAAGTAGGTTACAAAGGATTAATTCAATTAGCATTGCGTAGCGGTCAATTTAAGACAATCAGCGTTACACCTGTATATGAAGGTCAACTACTTGAACAAAATCCATTAACAGGCTTTAAATTTGATTTTAGCAATAAATTATCTGATAATTGCATAGGGTATGCTGCTTACTTTTCTTTGATAAATGGTTTTGAGAAAACAATGTATATGAGTAAAGAAGAAGTTACTGCTCATGGTAAAAAATACAGCAAAACATTTTCAAATGGAACATGGGCAAAGGACTTTGATGCAATGGCTCAGAAAACAGTTTTAAAACTATTAATTTCAAAGTATGCTCCGCTTTCAATCGAGATGCAGCGTGCAGTAACTGCTGACCAGTCAATCATTCGAGATGTTGAAAATATGGAAGTCGAGTATGTTGATAATGGTCAAGATGTATCTATTAAAATTGAAGAGGTATCTCAAACTGCTACCGCAAGGATTGACAAACTTAAATCTAAAACAAATGAATAAGATAGAACCATATATATATCCCGAAGGTAAATGGATGCAAAAACGTGCAGGAAGCTTTACCAGTTCGCAAATAGGTAAACTATTCACAGCACCAAAAACTAAGATGGCAAAGGAGTCAGGCGAACTATCAGAAACTGCAAAAAGTTACATCTTTGATAAAGCTGCTGAGTTACTTACCGGAACTATCCGCAACACTTACACAACACCTGAAATGCAATGGGGATTAGATCAGGAGCCATACGCAATCGAAATGCTGAAAGATACTTATCCAAACATTGAGTATTACGGAACTGAAAACCCTAAGTTTTTTAGTTACTCAGACTTTAGTGGTGGCAGTCCTGATGCAGTTGATAAAAACAAAGTGTTTGAGATTAAATGTCCGAATCCTCGCACTCACATTGAATACTTACTTTGTGATGGAGATATTGAATCAATGAATAAGGATTACTGGTATCAGCTTCAAATGAACATGGCCTGTGTTGCTAAGGATAAGGAAATGAATGTAATGGACATGGAAGGAATATTTGTAAGTTACTGCCCATTAATGATTGAGCAAAGACTTAGGTTAGCAGTTTACAAAGTTATGCCTGACATGGAATTTCAAATTAAGTTACCATTTATGATTAATTCTGCTGAGGATTATTTACGAACCATCATAGATAAATTTGAACTATGAAACAACAAACAGCAGTAGAATGGTTAATTAAGGAATTAAATGATTGCAAAATTAAAGAATTAAAATTTCTTCCTAACACAATTCAATTTGCCAAACTAATGGAAAAACAACAATTAGAAAAAGCATTTAATAATGGATTAAAATCTAAAAACAAAAAAACATGAAAGCAACACTTCACTTTGATCTTAACAAACCTGAAGATAGGTTTGATTATAACCTAACAAATAAAGCATCAGACCTCGCTCGTGTGGTTTGGGAAATGGGAACTAACTGCCGCAAAGAACTTGAATGGGAAGTAGAGCAAAAAAAGAAATGCGACAAGTACGAAGCAATGGATATTGTTTTCAGTAAGTTCTATGAGTTGTGCAATGACCATAATATTAACTTTAATGAATTATGCCAATGATAACAATACAAGGATTTATATTAGGCTTCGCAGTTGGAGCAGTTGTAATATTAGGTGGAATATTAATCGTATTTAATATAATAGACAATGATTGAAATAATTGCACCCATAGGATTTGGCTTTATAATAGGTTATTTATTATGTTTAACTTTATATATATTTACAAATGAAAACGAATAACGGACTTATTGCAATGGCATATAACCAGTATTGGGATAATTTTAACTGGGATCTTTATCAACGTATTATTCTAATTAAATTAAAGTATGCCTGACATAGCCAAATGCACAGGGGTAGGTTGTAGCTTGAAAGAAAAGTGTTATAGATTTACATCTGAAGCTGATGACTATCAAGCTTACTTTTTAAAACCACCTATCAAAAAAAACAAATGTGATTTTATTTTAAAACAAAAAACAAATGATACTAAAAAAAGGAAGTAAAGGCGAAGCAGTTAAATCATTGCAAACCTTTTTAAAAATCAAAGCTGATGGTATATTTGGAGATATAACTGAATCAGCAGTAAAGGAATACCAAGAGAATCATGGACTTGTACCGGATGGAATTGTTGGTAAACGTACATGGACTTCAATGGGCCTTGCATCAACCGATAATGCAGAGCGTGAAGATATTATTTCTGAGCAAGAACAAAGCATTACTATTAAACAGAACTTTTTGCCTGAAGGTCAATATATCAAAGCTAATGTAAAAAAGCAATGGATATTCTTGCACCATACAGCAGGATGGCAGAATCCTTATGGCACTATCAATGGATGGGCAAGGGATGATAGAGGTATGGTTGCAACTGAGTTTGTCATTGGTGGTCAGTCAATCTACGGTAATGATAATAGATTTGATGGTGAAGTAGTACAAGCATTTCCTGAAGGTGGTTATGGTTGGCATTTAGGAATAGGTCGTACAGCCATGCACATGAACTCAGTAGGTATTGAAGTCTGTAACTTTGGAAATCTTAAAGATGGAAAAACTTACGTTGGTGGTATAGTTGTACCTGAGCAACAAGTAAAGTTAAAGCAAAAATTTAAAGGTGCTGATGTTTACCACAGATATTCCGATAAACAGATTGATTCACTTAAGCAATTGATTCTTTATATTTCTAAACGTGATAACATTGATCCACGCAAAGGTATATATGAACTTATCAAATCAAAAGGTGTATTTCCTGCATTTGAAATGACTGATGCCAAATACTGCTCAATGAATCCGGGAATGTACACTCACGTTAACGTATTTGCAGGTAAGTGTGATATGTTTCCTCAGGATGAAGTTGTGGATATGATTATGAGTTTGTGATTGATATATCATTCATTAACTATAATTATATCAGATAAGGTATGATAAGTAATTCAAATAAATTGCAGCTAACTCACTTATAGCCGCAATTTCGTATTATACAATACAAACCCTCTCATAAATGCCATCTCCTAAGAAGATGCAACATTTTATAATTAGCTTTACAATTGGATTCTTGACCATGTCATGCGCCAGTTGTAAGGCTATTTTTCCATTCTCCCAATAGGTACAAAAAAAGTTCTTAGCTTTCTCGCCTTTATGTTCTTCAACAGTTGATTCTGCTTCCATGTTTAATGAAACATCTTCGAAGCTTTCAGGATTAAATATATTCATTGTTTTGGTGTTTTTAAAGTTGTGATATAACCACCTGCCGCAATTACAGCAGAGATTCCTATTTTCATAATGTTATTTGCAGTCCATTCAAAATGATCCCATTCAATGGTTACCCATGCGTTGGCAATTGCAACAAGCAAACCTAGAATAGTTGCTAAAAAATCAGGATTCAGTTTTTTCATTTTCGTTTTTATTTATAGTTAAATTTTTACTCCATGCGTTGTAAACTGGTATATAAGTTTCAGCCATCCATTTATTAAAAGCATCCCATGAATAGGCCGCATAAATATGAGTGCCATCTTGGAATTGAACACGAATACATCTAGTGCCTGTATCTTCAGAATCTTCAAATAATGCGTATTCACTAAAATAAGTAATTACATTGTAATATATATCAAATGATGCGTTGAACTTATTCCACCCGTTGTTTCTAAGTCTAGTTACCTTGTCAACACCTTTTACAAGTTCGTGTATTTCGTGCCTATCATATATTTTAAGAGAATAGAATGATTCCATTAGAATAATTCTCCGTTTTCAATTAAGTAATTATCTACCTTAAAATAATCTCCATTCATTGTAACTATGGCCATTCCGTGTACGTGATTATTGACCTCAAAGGTTCTAATTCGCAAAGACATCCGGTTGAAAATGTACTTATCAATTTACCATCATAAATCTTTTCAGAATGTTCGCTTTTTCTGTGGAAATGACCTACCAATACATGACGTTTATATTTAGTAAACAAAGTTCTTGCAGGATTTACACCACCTGTTCCTTTCATACGATCTCCATGCTCAACAAGTAAATGACCAAAATAAACTTTGGTTCTTTTATCAATGTATATTATTTTAAACTTTTCGAGTTCTAGCAGTACATTTAATTTAAACTCCTCGCAGTCCAAAAGTTCGGGTGCTTTGATAACTAAGTATCTTTCAAGTCTATGTTCGTGATTACCCGGCTTAAAATAAATAGTAGCATTTGGTAACTTATGACGAAGATATTGAAAGAACTCTTTCGCCATTGCAATTTCTTGTTTTAAAGTTGGTCTGTTACGTGCATCCTTCTCATGAAATGATAACTTAAAAAAATCAAGTATATCACCATTCAAATAAACTGTATCACAGCCATCATTTACTCCTTTGTCAATTGCTAACTGTACCGCTTCAACATCATGGTAAGGAATGTGAATATCAGATAAAATAAGTATCTTTTTATTTGTTACAGGTAGATTAAATGTAGCAGGATATTCTGCCCAACTTTCAGGTAATTCAAATCGAATATTTCTATCTTCGCCTTTACTTAAGAATGATTTATCTTTTAAATATTTCTGACTTCCTTTACCATTTGAACCTCTGTAATATTTTATTAGTTGCCTTGTATATTCAACATTTTTGAAAGATTCTTTATTCTCATCATAAATTTTTCTTGATAAAGCATGAGTCGCACTATTAGGAAATTTTTTTAAATAATCTTTTACTATTAAACCTAAAGTTGAATTTCTTGACATTATCTGTGTTTTAGTTCAACAACTGTATCAGTTAGAACATCAATTTTATTGGATAATTTTTCCATACTTGATGAAAGCTTCTCCATGTGTTGACCTAAATTTTCATGCTTTAATTCAAATGTGTTTTGCAATACTTTTAATTCATTTGCGGTCTGATAACCTTTAGCAGTTGTTTTATCAAGCTGATCCATTGTGCGCTTTAAAAAGTAACCAATTATAGCAACAGCTAATCCAATAAGTATTTCAATTATATAACTGCTCATGGTATTGGAGTTGGTGGTGGTGCAACATAATTTTCTAATGGCAAATCCAATAAATAAGCATATTCAGTTTGAGCAATATCAATTTCATCTTGCGCTGTAAGAATTAAAAACCATTCATTGTTAATATCCTGCACAAAGTGAAAAAATGTATCACTATCAAAAAATACACCCTCTAATTGTTGTGCTACTTCCTGTATTACTACTCTACCTTGTATCATACGTTTCTACTTAAAGTTGTTTGAAATGTGTTTACTGATGTATTTAAATTACTAGAATCTGTATCATCTAATCCATCACCTATTGTAACAAATGCAATTTCTCTATCTGTTCCTTGAATTATTGAAGCACCAAATAAGAATGAACCTATCAACATTTGAACATTTGGCATTGCGTTATTTGCCTCAGTATTTGTATCAGTACCTATAACACTTCCATTTTTATAAAGCTTATGTAATGTTGATGAAGTTCTGCTTGATATATAATAACCTTTGGCATCTGAATTACTTATTGATAATCTATTAGTTGAATTATTATATGCATCAGATACCGCATTTGTAGCACTATATTTTGCAAATAATCCCATTGATGGATTCGCAGTTGCAGCATTAGCACAACCCATTTCTATTTTATTTCCTGCTGCTGTATCTGTTCTAACATAAATTGATAAATGCGTATTCCTAACAGTTAAAGCAGTATTAGGAACTAAATAGGTTGATGCATAAGATGTACCACCCGGACTCATACCAGTTGATGCATGAGTCATTCCTGCTGCAAAAGCTAGTCTATAAGCCGCATCTGAGTCGACAGGATTGACCAAATTATATTTGTGGCTAGTGCTAGAACCTCCAATAATTGGCCAAATAGCTTTCATTTTAGTCCATAAACCATAATTTTTTAAATCAATTACAAGTGTATTAATTGCATCTTGCTGAGTTGAATCAGTAATACCTGCCGCATCAATAAATGCTTGTGCATCTGAATCAGTACCACCTGCTGAGATACTAGATTGAGTTATCGTTGAACTCGCTGAATATCCAAATCCAAAGAATGGCATAATTACTTACTTCTTGTTATTACTCCAATGCAAGTACCTGAACTCATTGTAAGAGCAGATATATAACTTCCTTCAGGAGCGCAAATCATCTGACCTGCTGAAACTGTTCTTGCTGCTAAGTTCTGACCAAATGCACCTGTACTTAACAAAGCATTGTGAACTGTTCCGGTTGAATCAGTTATAGATAGTGTTGTGAATACTGCCGCAGTATTAATAACTACTGCTGAAAGTGATAATCCTGTGTGTGCAGTTGTAACTTGAAAAAAGTAAGTTCCACCGTTACCTGCTAATCTGTCTAATGCTGCCATTTTTTTAATTTATTTTGTTTACTGTTAATATTATTGAAGGTGTTGCCGGATGTGGTATTGTTGTATTTGCAATGTTATAAACAATATCAATTGCATCATCTTGTGTCCACATGATTTCACAATGTTCAAAAGCATTTAATTGTATAAAGAAATTCCATGCTGCGACTAAAAATTTTGCCGCACCTTGAACTGATACATGTGTATTTGTATTTGGAACATCAATCCCATTTTTTCTTAACCATATTGAAACTTGTTTAGGTTGACCACCAGTATTTCTTTCAAGTTGAGCAGAAAATGTTATATTATATATTCCGCTTTTATTTACTGTTATTTGTGAATTATTTTCAATTGAAACTCCTAATGTAGCTGCTGTATCAGTTGAATTAAATTTCATTGCTGCTATTCCATCAATAGCAACTGTTTGAGTTGTTGTATCATAAAAAGAACCATAACATGGACTAAAGCTATAAGTTATTGGTGTGTTTGGATTATACCCACTTTGACTTCTTCCAATTGTAGGACTTTCAATAAATGGAATCTGACAAACATCTTTAGTAAATGCCTGACTGATTGTTACATCAAAAGTCCATCCTGCAATCTCATCTTCGTGGAATGGTTCGTATATTGCGCTAAGTGTAATGTTGCTATCTATCGACCATTTATAAGCTGAGTCATTTAACTGAGCAATTATATCCATAGCGATTTGTTTCATGTCGCTGTGAATCTCAATCAAATTACTTCTGTCTTTTTTTACCCTATCAACTACCCAAAAGCTGAAACTAAAGTTTTCTCTCCTATCTTCAAATCCATTATTCTGATAACTAACCCACCATGCAGGATAGTTAGTTGTACCGCTTGTCGCAAAATCTTCAATAGTACCAACAGTAAAGTTGTTGATTTGCCGATGTTGGTCAGCTATCTCCTTAAATTCACCTACTATTTGATTTAACGTTCTTATCGCCATTTTGTTTTTCTTTGATAAATTTTATAAGCTTCAAATAGTTGTAATATTCTTTTTGGTATTTCTTTCTGCTTTTATTCGCAGCCATACGTTCTTGGGTTTTCTAATCGTTCAATACGTGATACATTATCGTTTCTTCTACCTGTATATATTCCACAATAGAATGAATCTCTGCGTGGGTAAATAGTATCAATTGTGCTACCCGGATTGTTCCAAAGTGGATATGATGCTTCATAAGTCAAAAGATATTTTTGCAATCTATCTGATGACATTTCCGCATCGTTTTCAAACTTCTTCATGATATCATCAAGTCTTGCAAACTCAGTAGCAGTTACACGTTCTGCATCCTTAACACCAACGTTTCTATTACTAAGCTTATAAAGTAAGTATGGTGATAGTTCAACCAAAGTGTAATTGGTCAAACATGGCACAATATAATCATTAAGCAAAGTAAGATTAAGAGCAGTTAAAGTGTTATTCTGAATCTGTCCTGCTATCTCATTGTAAAGTCCTGAACCTATAATATAAATCAGTTGATTTCTTTGAGCATTCTGAATGGCTACACGAATGTATTTCTCATCAACATTCTCATCAACGATTGTGTTTTCTTTAACGTATTGTGAAGATATAAAAAATATTTGTGCCATTATGCTTTACGTTTTACTATTACTGATTTCCATACGTGCCTACATGAAGGAGAATTGAATCCTGCATCATTCCACCAACCACCTCTGTATTCCCAAACATTTAAACCAACTCTTTCACTGATTGCATCAATGTCTGCTCTACTCCAATATTTTGTTTTTGCAAGTTCAATCATTCTTTTACAGAATGCTCTTGATGGGTGCTTAGTTGTATCTCTCTTTGTTGTTGGTATATCACTTCTCCAAGCATAAGTATATTTAACCTCAGCTATTGTTGAATCTTTCGCTATTGCTTTACCTTCTTTAGTTACAGTTACTTTTCTGATTCTTACTCCCTCTTGATTCTTTTCGCCTTCCTTTAAAATATCCTCATTGAGTAAGCTTTCAATCTCAGAAGTAACATCTTCTATTTTAACTTTTAATGCTTGTGCAATTGCTTCATCAGTAGCTAATGGATCCTTAGATAATATCTTTAAGATGTTTTCTCTAAGATTAGATGCAAACTTTTGAATATCATCAGGAGTTAATTCTTTGCTTTCTATAACATCAAAATCATCAACGTTATTACCATGACTTCCAAACTCTGCAATTAATAAATCATCAATGTTTTGTTTACTAAACTGAGTTTGCTTTGTGTTTGTATCTTCTGCTAGTGCAGGTAATCCAATTAATTCTCTGATTTCGTTCTGAGTCATAAATTGGAAAGCATCTTTAAAATCAAATGGTTGAACTGGCCTTACTTCTTTAAACTTAATCCTATCTTCAAAACCATAAAACTCATAAAGTTTATTTATCCAATTTTCAAGAACTCTTTGATTTGGTTTTACCCATGTATTTTTAAATAAGTCATGCGCCAAATCTATTTCAGTTCTTCCACCAAGTTGACCTTCTGTTTTAATACCTGCTAGAATCGGACTCATGTGATGTCCTGCTGTCAATTGTTGGTCAACCCACTTAGTAAGTGTATCGAATTTTTTATCTAAGTCATCAGCAGTTAACCTTGTTATTTGTGGTGCGCCATCTTTATCACGAGTAAATTGAAGTAGTAATGAACCTGCGGCATCAGTACCTTGAAACTTATTCTTTAATTGTCTTTCAATCTCATCTTGCTCAGTCGGAGTTGGTTTACCTACAAATGTTATAATAGTTCCAATGTGGAAACCACTTTTAATTGCATTCAAGTGATAGTTAGCTATCTCATACTCTACTTCTGCAACAGGAACGAGTCCTAAGTATTCAGGTTTTGGATAGTATTCAGAACCTATGCCATAAGATTTTAATGTGTATATCTGTTTGCCTGTTGGATTCTCAGCATCATAATCAGGTATAAATTCTAGATTAGTCTTTTCTTTTGTCTGATTTGATTTGCTTTGCGACCAATCATTTGAATACCAATATCCATCATTGTTTACTGACCTTCTAAGATTATTAAATGGCATGTGGTTAAGTTCAAACTTTTTGCCATTCCTTGACCATATAACCTCAGCATAACATCCACCAAATAAAACATAATCCAAAACGCATTTATTCAATATCTCAGATATGCTTTCTCCTTGCTGATTTGTTTCTTTTAATTCTTGCAATAATGCAGATACATCACCAACTGTCTTTGCAGTCTTATCAACTGTTATCCCATTTCCACAAATGTAATAGTGCTTTGCTTTTAAGAATGCAGAGTGCATATTACTGCGCTCGTACAAACTTTGAATATACTTAGGATAATTATTCTTGTAAGGTGGTTCAACACCAAATTCAATCCAGTCTTGATTGCTTACTATTTTAAAAATAGGTGGTTTGTGGTTACCTAGTTTTATGTTTACATATTTATAATTTATCTCGCTCATGATGGATTGTAAGTGTAACTATTATCTGAAATTTGATGTGTATATGAAGTTGATGAACTACCCGGTAATACTTTTATTATTCCGTTTTCAAGTTCTGATGTTGCATTTGCCACATTTAAATTACTTGGACTTGTCTGCTCGAAAATACGATAATGCCATTCACCAACATTCTGCAAGTTTACCGTACCACTGGTTAGGATTTCCCCACCTGCATTTACTTCAGTAACTAGAAATTCATTATATCTGTCTGTGTAAGTTGATGTATCTGAAGCTATAAAAGTTTTGGTAGTAGTACCATCACCTCTGTATTTAAGTTCAAATAAAAAGTATGGGTTAGTTAAAGTCTGTTTTTCCTTTAAAGTGAAAATTATTGTGCTATTTGTACCACGAGTAATTAACTGCATACAATTAAAAGTGTTATAAGGTCTGATTTTGTTACAAAAAAAAAGCAGCCTTACGGGGCTGCCTTCTTCCAAACAACACAACACAACTTCTTATGCGCCTGTTGATAATCCAGTAACAACTGAACTATCTACATAGTACGCCTCAAATGGTTCTTTGGCGGTGAATGTAAATGTTGAACCTGAGAAATCCGATAACATTTTTCCGGTAGTGCTGTCTATCTGAGATGCGTATGCTCCGCGAGTAGCACCCATCATTTGATATCTATCATTACCGTCTTTTACTAAAATCATAAACTTGTTCTGCCTTACTGTATTTATCCAATTACGCAGCTTTGCTGTATGGACATTCACTTGGAATGTAC